GGCAAGAAGAAGCATCGTGGAGCCTTGAAACGTGGACTTAAAGGTATGGCTTAGTTGTGATATAATCGGGCTATATTTATTGTGAGGTATTTGCCATGAAAGCTACTAAACCAAAAAAGAAGCCAGTAAAGAAGCCTAAGAAGAAAGGCGGGTATTTTTTGTGAGCAAATTAACTGAAGTATGTATGGCCTGCGGCAAGGTTGTTGGTTGGGGCGTTCTAATTGATGTTGGACACATTATGGCTTGCAAAGAATGTATTGAGATTGGGGAAGAATAAATGGCTATTGCTAAATTAGGCAGTGAAGTTTACAACCTTCTTCGCTTAGGTTTTTTAAAGGCTGAAAGTGCTGGAAGTGATAGAGCTATAAAGGCAGCAACAACTAAATATAATAAAGCTTTATCAAATAACCCTGAATTTGCAAGGGTTGAGTCTATTCGATTGAATGGCGACACACAAAGAAATGTCCAAAACTTAGGTGAAAGAACAGTAATTAACCCTGAATCTCTGCTTGGGGATGTAATTGTTCCTGTAGCTGGTGATAGAACTTTGACTGGAAATACGTTAACTAAATCACAGGGGTTTGGTCTGCTTAATAATGTTAAGGTTAAGGGTGGTCCTAAGTTTATGATGGAGCATCAAGACAAAGGACTAGGCTGGGCTTCTATGAAAGGTGCTGCGAGGCAAAAGCAGAAGAACTTTGACCTAGCTGCGCGTGAAACTGATAACCCTAATATTGTTGGTGTGTATACCGCAATGGGGGATGAGGCTAATAACTTTGCGACTCCAATTGCAGATACAATAATCGGTCAGCTATCTGGCAATAAGATACCAAAAGAAGTAATTAGCGAATTTGATGACATTATCCGCAAGGCGAATCCTGGCTGGGTAGGTGTTAACCATCCTAAAGCAAGATCGCAGTTAATGGGGCTTGATGGGTATCCACAAAAGGGTGCTGGCGCGTTAAGGTCTAGATTCACCAAGCTTGCTAGTATGGCTAAATACAGAGATCAAGGGTTTCCATCAAGGAATCGTATCCGTGATGATGTTGTCGAGCCAGAGCTACTTAATGCTGATCGTGGCGCTTCTGGTTTTACCATGTTTGATGCCGTACCTAATGGCGAGACAATCTCATTCACAGAAAACCCTAGCTACGATACTGGAATACTGGGCCAGTTTAGAGGCGGCTTAACTGAAAGTGTGCCTGCTGAAATAATGTTCCCAGATGTATTTAGTCAGCTATCAAAGAAGGTTAATAAGGCAGGTAATACGCTTAGTCGTGGTGAGATACTTGGATCATTAGTAATGGATCCAAAGCTTTACCAAAAGGCTGACCAAAAGTGGCTTGATAATATTGCTGGCTACTTAGAAAAGAATCAGGGTAAGCTTGGCGCATCATTGCCTGCTATGGCAGTTGGGTTGCTAAGTGCTAGCGCTAGTGATGATAGTGAGGCTGGTGTGTTAGGTAAGGCAACCAGCCTTATGGCAGATATGGCCTCAGAGTACGCTAAGGTGAAGCCTAAGACGCATCTGGAAGGTATATTGGCGCAAGGTGAGCAGGCAAACTTATCTGATGACGCTTTGAGCCAAGGGTATAAGCCTGACGTGTTTCATCATGTAGGTAGCCCAGACATGGATGCTTATGACATTAACGCTAATAGGGTTAGTGGAGGCTCAACACCAGCAGGTCTATACACCCACAACCGTATGCGAGACTCTAAGCTTTACGAGGATATAGCTACAGAGAATGGCAGACCTTGGGAGCGTTATAGCGTTGTTTCTAGCACTGATAAGCCTTTTGTTGTTGGTGAGACTAAGCCTAATGACGCACTAAAGGATAACTTTATTAAGCAAATGGAGTTAAAGTTTGGTGATAAGTATTCTGACCTTCCAGACCATAAGAAAGGGTACTGGGACGAGAAGATTGATAAGTTCATGCAATACGGCAATACAACTGCGTCACCACTTACCCCAGTACAGCAGCGCCAAGTCTACCTAGATAGTGGATACGACTCTCTACTACTTAACGGTAATGAGATGGTATTCCTAGATACTGGCAAGGTCAGGGATTTAAGGGCTGACTTTAATAAGGCTGATGTTGGTCAGGAGGGTTTGTTTAAGTCTTCACCAGCAGCATTAGCAGGCGCAGGCATATTAGGCCTAGGCGCAGCAGCTCAATCAAATGATACTTACGCAGACTATTCGCCATCAAACTTGGCTAAACTAAGAAATGATGATGTGGGTGGATACCAAGCGCCTCAAAGTATGGCAGCAGCTAACATTGCTGGCTTAATGGGTGACGCAAACAAATTTGGCTATGATGATCCATTGATGGGCATGGTGGCTCCGCAACTTCCAAGTGAATTAATGAATAAAATAGCTTATAATGACGAACGTGGACTACTTGACTACGCTAAAGCATACGCAGGGCTACTAGGATTTTAAATGGCTATTTCAACATACGCAGAGCTAAAGGATTCAATCGCAAACTTTTTAAACCGCGATGACCTGGCAGCTACTATTCCAGATTTCATTGCTTTGGCAGAGTCTTCTATTAATAATGAGGTGCGTCACTGGCGTATGGAAAGCAGGGTTGAGACTACAATCGATAGTCAGTTTACTGCTATTCCAACCGATTGGTTAGGCACCATTCGCTTCCATTTGGCTGCTAACGGCACTACCGATTTGCGGTACCTGTCACGCGCTGACATGCAAGAAATGCGAGCTAATAGGAACGACTCCACAGGTGTGCCAGGGTTCTATGGTCATTCAGCGGGTCAGTTTGAAGTGATGCCTACTCCAGGCGGCGCGTATAGTGGTATACTGAACTATTATGCCAAGATACCAAGTTTATCCGATAGTGAGACGACCAACTGGTTATTAACTCATTATCCAGATGTTTACCTGTATGGGGCTTTGTTACACTCTGCTCCATACTTAAAAGAAGACCAACGCGCCCAAACATGGGCTGCTTTGTACACCACGGCTGTAGAGCGTATTAATGACGCAAGCAGTAAATCAACCGCGTCTGGCTCTGGCCTTCGCTTAAATATTAAGGCTTATTAATATGTCATTTACAACTTTGCTAGAAAACGAATTATTAGATCATGTGTTCCGTAATGCGGCTTACACTCCACCAGCTACTGTTTATGTAGGTCTTTACACCTCTGCAACAGATGGCGCAGGTGGCGGTACTGAAGTAACAGGTGGTTCATATACCCGTCAAGCTATGGCTTTTGACGCAGCTACATCTAGTGCAATTGATAATACATCTGCAGTAGAATTTGCTACAGCTACAGCTAACTGGGGTACTGTTACTCACACAGCTATTCTTGATGCTGCTTCTGGCGGTAATATGCTTGCTGAAACATCACTTACAGCTAGTAAAGTTATTAGCACTGGTGACGTATTCCGCTTCCAGGCTGGTGAATTTGACATTGCACTAAGCTAGAATGAATGGCTATGGCGCAGGATTATATGGGCCTAACATATATGGGCAAGCTGCCTATGTAGACGCTGTCGCGGCAGTTAATGCCGCTTCAACGGTAACGGCGAATGCTGTTAAATTAAAGTTTGGCTCTGCTAGCGTCTCGACCGCCTCTGTAATCACAGCGGCTGGTATAAAGGCCCAGTTGGGTGTTGCTTCTATTTCCACTACCTCAACGGTAACGGCTAAAGGACAACAAGCTGATCAAGGCATAGCCTATGTAACCGCCACATCTTCTGTCGGGGCTACTGCTGTTGCTCAATACAATAGCAATGCTTCAATAGATATTGTTAGCGCTGTATCAGCCGATTCTCAAGCTGTACGCCAGGGTAATGCTAACGTTAATACTGTATCTACTGCTTCAGCAATTGCTGTTTATGCGGTTGGCGGTCATGCAAGTGGTCAAACAGTGTCTAGTGTTGTCGCTAATGCTGAACGCTTAATACAAGGCATTGCATCTGTGTCTGCATCTAGTAGCGTAACTGCTGCTGGTAAAAAGTTCCTAAGTGGATCTGCTAGTATTGATACTACCAGCACATTGACGGCAACGCCTACAAGGGTTCATAACCCAGAAGCAAGTATTGAGGCAATATCAAGTGTTGCTGCCACAGCAGGTGCTATAAGATCTGGTGATGCAAATATCAGTACCATTTCTAGTATTAATGCTAACGCTTCTATTATTTGGTTTGGTGCCGCCTTGTCTAACACTTTGTCTACAGTAATGGCAGAGGGTAGATACAAGTACAGGCCCATACCAGTTAATGATGCTGTATGGGTGGAAATTCCAGTTGGGCAAAGCGGCTTAGGCTGATTTATAGTACAATACAAACAGATTAATGAATAGGATAGTGCAATGGCTGATACAACAACACCCAATTATGGTTTAACAAAGCCCGAAGTAGGAGCAAGTGCTGATACTTGGGGTACAAAGCTCAATACAAACATGGGTCTGATCGACACTCAGATGAAAGCTTCTGCTGACGCTGTAGTTGTTAATACTGCCTTAGCTAACGCTGCTTTGCCTAAGACTGGTGGAGCCTTAACTGGTGCAGTTACAACTAACTCCACCTTTGATAGTCGTAACGTATCAGTAGACGGTTCTAAGCTAGATGGTATTGAATCAGGCGCTACAGCAGACCAAACAGCAGCACAGATACTTACTGCCGTTAAGACGGTTGACGGTAGTGGTTCAGGGTTGGACGCTGACTTACTTGATGGTAATCATGCTTCAGCTTTTCTTACACCTACAGGGGATGGCTCTCAGTTAACAGGCGTACAACCTTTCCCAACTGGCACTGTAATGGTATTTTACCAAGCGTCAGCACCTACAGGTTGGACTAAAAGCACTAGCCACAACAACAAGGCTTTGCGAGTAGTTAGTGGCAGTGGTGGTGGTTCAGGTGGTACGCATGGACTATCTAGCCCACCAAGCACAGCTCACACGCATACAGGTGGGTCACATACTCACTCAAGTGCTGCTCACACCCACGGTCAAGCATCGCACACACACAGCATTGGCGCTCACAGTCACGGTAACAACTTATCTGCTGCTGCTCATACGCTTAGTACATCTCAGATGCCTAGCCACAGCCACAATCAGCGTGAATATAACTCAGGCAATCAGGATCACTACCCATATACAGGCTTCAGTAGAAACGCAAGGGGCTATAGCCAAAGAACTTCTGGTGTTTATACCTTAAACGCAGGTAGTAGTGGCTCGCATAGCCACGGGATGTCTGGTAGTGTAAGTAACTCGGCAGCGTATAACTCTGGATCTGGTGGCAACCAAACCACTACCTCAACAACTCCAGGCGCTACTGGTGCATCAGGTACACAGACTACTAGTTCTGCTGGCCCAACTGCATTTGCTCCACAATATATTAACGTAATAATCTGTACAAAAAGCTAGGAAATAAAATGGCTGTAGTAGTAGAGTATAATTGTCCATTAGGTTCCACCTGCGAAACTGCAGAGAACAATGTGATTAAAAGATGCGCCTGGTACACAAACATAAAAGGCACTGATCCAAACACTGGTGATGAGTTAGATGATTGGGGCTGTGCATTGTCATGGCTTCCAACATTACTTATTGAAGGTGCCGCACAATCTAGAGGCACTTCAATAGCCGTAGAATCATTCCGTAATGAAATGGTTAAATCAAATGATTTGTCTAGGGAATTGCTGATTTCCACGGATAAGAACTTAATAGGTAAGTAAAATGGCAACAGTAAACGTGGTAACAGAAGATAAGGTAATTGTTGTAGATGGTGAGGCACGTGAAGCTGATTACACATTCCCGCCCGCCCTATGGGCCATCCAATGGGATGGATCTACTGGTCATGCTGAATGGACTAATGGGGCAAACACAGACATTACATCTACAGATGTTGATTCGTACATTGCGATGTGGACAGCAGAAGCTCCAGCGCCAGAGATTCCGCTTACTGCTCAAGAAATTATTAATAATGACAGCTATAATTATTTGGATGATACAGATTGGTATGTAACTCGCTTTGCTGAGACAGGTGTTGCAGTGCCAGGCGATGTGGCTACAGCTAGGGCTAATGCTAGGGCAGCTATTGCATGAGTCACTTCATAAGCGTTTATGAAAATGCTGTTTCTGAAGAGTTCTGTGATGCTTTAATTGAGAGGCATTTGCAGCTTCAAGAAAAATCAATAGAAGCCCCATCTAGGGGGCAAGACGCTAATAGTCAGCGAAAAGACATAGCCTTTTATTTTGATATAGAAGACCCAGAAATGGCTGATTCGCTTATATCGGTAATTTCTGACTATTCAAATAGATATATAGACGAACATCCTTCTTTAGCGTGGATGAACTTGCGCATTGTTGATGTTAAAGTGCAAGAAACAAGACCTAAAGGCGGCTTTCATAGCTTTCACGCCGAGCGTGGCTTACAGCGTCACTCGCTTAGGGAGCTGGTATATACTGTATACCTTAACGATGTTGTTGAAGGTGAGGGCGAGACAGAGTATTTGGAGCAAGGTCTTAAAGTTAGGCCAAAAAAAGGAACTATTGTTATTTTTCCATCTGCATGGACTCATACACATAGAGGCAATCCCGTTTATTCGCAAAATAAATACATAGCAACTGGCTGGTTAGTTTGTGACGATGCGTAAATTAGCGCTTATAGCTTTTCTATTGCCTTCATTGGTTATAGCAGAGCCTATAGTCACTAACTCTACTACCGATAGCAAGGTTCACACTACTGGCGAAGTAACTACAACGCTTAAATCTCCACCACCATCTGCTATATCACCGTCATTGTCTGGAGGCAATACAGACTCATGTACAGTCGGTGTAGCAGGTGCAGTTCAAACTCAAATCTTAGGTATATCAGCAGGCACAACAACTCGTGATCTCAACTGTGAACGCCTGAAGAACGCCAAAACACTATACGACATGGGCATGAAAGTGGCAGCCGTTTCGGTTCTATGCCAGGATTTGCGTGTGTTCGATGCTATGATAATGGCTGGTACGCCTTGTCCGTATAACGGGATTATAGGTTCTGATGCGAAGATTGCATGGGAAAACGATGAAGCCAAAGTACCTAAGCCAGAAGTAATAACCAAGTATGACACTAAAGAGTTTTTACTTAGCGTAGGCGGTGCTGTACTAAGCTTATTGCTATTTTTATGAATAGGCTGGTTGTTGTAGCTTTATTGGCAACATATGCCATAAGCGCTCACAGCGACTACTTGTACGGCATTACAGGCAATTTAGCTGGTGCTGGACACACTTGGGGCATGAGCAACATTGGCCCTAATGGGTCGCAAGGATTAAGGATTAACGGCGTTTATTATCAGTACACGCCTGTAAAAAATACAGAAGACGATATGTTGGTTCATGTGCGCAACAAGAAACTTGGCGTAGCAGGTGAATACATATTTTCTAATACGGATGATTGGAGTGGGTTGCCAGGCGGCATACCTATAACCAAGGGGTTTGCCGTAGATAACCTACCTATTGAGCTGTGGGGTGATGGGTCGATTGATGTAGAAGGCACTGGTTCTGTTACTGATGCTAACGTCATATACAGCTATAAATACAACAACGATTGCTTAACGCCAATGTCTGATCCATCTTGTCCTGGCTACACTGAGGCAGTTTTAGCCATGATGGTTGTAGATGCTAAAGGTTATGACCCGCTTGCTGATGGCAATGTGACTGATGTAATAGATGAAAAGGTTGAGCTTGAAGATGCTCCAAAGCAAGAAGATGAAGAAGTTGAAGAGAAAGAAAAGCTGCAGAAGCTTCTTAGCGGTGTAAATGATTCAATACTTTTTGCTAATGTAACGGCACAAAACCTACTGATGTCTAGTATGTCTCTTAGTATGAACTTAAACCCATATTACGACAAAAAGATTGCAGGTGGTGAGTATGAAGATAAGGTTGTTAT